TCATAAAGCTATTGAAGCATTCGTCTGGGCTACTGGTTCTTGCGGGGTCTTCATCTCGATAGTACATAGTTTCTTCCTCGTTGTGTGAGGTTGTAATTTACATCAGGCAAATTATTATGTCAACACCCATTGCAAACTAATTTACAGATTGCTATTATGTCACCTCACTTAACTAGTAGGTAAAAGGAACAAAGCATGAACATTATTAAAGCGTTAACGTACTACATGGAACAGCAGGGTTGGACTAAAGCAGAGTTGAATCGCCAGTCTGGTGTGAACCTGGCAACAATCAGTTTAGTAATGAACGGCCATCGTGGCGCCTCACTAACTACTATGAAGATGTGGTCAGACAGCTTCGGTATTAAGTTGAGCGAGTTTGTAGCGGCAGGAGAATAGTATGGAGAAGAAAGGGTACTTCGCAATTATCCCTGCATCTGTCAGATACGATAAGCGTTTACCTGCCAATGCCAAGCTACTCTATGGTGAGCTGACTGCCCTATCTAATGAGAAGGGGTACTGCTGGGCTGGCAATGATTACTTCGCTGGCCTGTATGAAGTTAGCAAGACATCGGTGAGCAAATGGGTAAGCGCATTAAAGGATGCAGGCTACATTCAAATCCAATTGGAGTATGCAGAGGGTACTAAACAAATCTTACATAGGTATATAAGAATAGTTAAAGACCCTATTGAAGAAAAGTTACATACCTCTATAAGAAAAGTTAATGACCCTATTGAAGAAAAGTTAATAGTTAATAGTACATCTAATAATACAAATAATAATACAATGAATATAGGGGTTGTCACCCCAGAGAAAAAGTTAAAGAAATTGTTTGTTAAACCAACTCTTACTGAAGTCATTGATTACTGTAATGCAACTCAGGCTAACATAGACCCACAAGATTTCATTGATTTCTATGAGAGCAAAGGATGGATGGTCGGCAGGAATAAGATGAAGTGCTGGAAGTCTTGCGTTAGAAGATGGAAGCGTATGGAAGTTGAGAAGAATCGAGAGAAGCACGAAAAGAATAAGGCCAAGCAGGCCAAGCAGAATGAACAGCTTAGAAACAGAACCATTGAACACCAGCTAAGTGATACAAGCTGGGCAGATTAAAGAACAGGAGAATAATATGCAACACACAGCGTCAAGACTAGAGGCATACGCAAAAGATGCCAAGAATAAAACCAAGTACATTGAGTACATTGGAGAACACCCAGAGCTGATAAGCGGTAAGAAATACACCTATGCTGAGTTGGGTGCAGTATGTGGCATTGTTGACCACTCAATGAGAGGCCGCCTAAGAGGTCGTAAGGTTTGCACTGATGACCGCTTATGGAAGAACGGTGAGAGGTTGCCTAAAGAACTGTGGGCTGTAACAACTATTGAGCGATGTGAATCTGATGCTGACAAACTATCACAAAAATACTTGAGGATGTCCCTATGAACTACGATAAAAATCTAAGTAAGCAGGAAATACAAGCAGCTTGGGACTACGCATTGCTGAGTGGCGCAAAGCATGGGGTTAAAATGTACAGGGTATTCTATGACTTTATGAATGCTATTGGCAGTAACGCAGCTGACTTGTATGGCCTGAACTACAAGAAATATTATGAGCCAGAGTTCCAAGATTTTTTTGATGGCCTTGAGCTTAATAGGTGTCGAGATAGGCAACGTGATGGCAAGTTAAGCTGTAAGTTTAAGATGAATGATGCTCTATCCTTTGTTGGCGCAAGGTGTTTGCCGCTGCAACTGGCATTGCTAGATAAGCGTGTCGATCTTGATGAGATAGTTGCCAACGTCAGACATTACAAGTGGGTAAGAAAGAACCACACTGGCAAAAAGACAAAGAAACGCACCCACGACTCATACCGATACGTTAATCTCAAGAGCCTAACTTTTAAAAACCAATGGAGTACAGTGAAATGACACAGGGTGATTACGTCAAGATCAATTCAACTAATGAGATGGAGTTAAAGCTAAAGCACCTAGAGGCCAGGATTAGGGAGTGGGATTACCAGACAGCATTGACTATTAAACTGGAACCCCATCGTGATCCAAGTAGCCTGAGTCAGGATGCGCTGTTTAACATCTGGTGCAGGGAAATAGCTGATGCCATGAAGACTAAGACCCCATCTGCTGACGCTGAGGCATGGAAGTTGTGGCTCAAGCAAAAGTTTATAGGCACATACCGCGTAACTGTGGGCAGGGACGTGATTGGAGGTCAAGTCTATGCTACCCCAAAGGGTAAAGGAAACATGGCTAAATTCATGCATAGCGTGCTTGTGTTTGCAGATACCAAATTGAATGTTAGACTGAGCGTACCTAGAAACTCAGAGTATGTGAGAGTACGACAAAATGAGCTTGAAAAAGAATCCAAACAGAAAGCCAAGGAAGAAGGCCACCATACAGCAGGAAGTGGAGAAGGCAGCAGTGCTACTCCAAAAGCTCGTTCGTCTAAAGGCGAGCAACAGCTTGGGCTTCTGTGAGTGTGTGACCTGTGGTGTTATTAAGCACTACAAGGAGGCTCAAGGAGGCCACTTTTATGGCAGAAAAGAAGTGCTTAGATTCAAGCTATGGGAAGAAAATATCCACCCCCAGTGTGCCGCATGCAACTGGAAGGGTATGAATACAACCAAGATACGAGAGCGATACCGTATGTACATGGAAGATATGTACGGAGTCAGGCGAGTAAAGGCCATGAACAGATTGGCATTCAGAAAGCCGCCCAAATTTAAGATGGATGAAGTGTTAGAGTTTAAAAAGTACCTGCGAGAGCAGATTAAAATCCAACTGAAGAGGCTAGGAGAATGATTGAAGATCAAACCCCATTTATTCAGATAGTTTACGAAGAGATAGAAGAATACGGGCTATACGACCACAAGATAAAGCTATTTAACCTGATGGAAGCGGCACTCAATGGTATGTGCGGCAAAGCCAGAAAGGAGATAGACGAATTGTGGTGGGAAGTACAGGATTACAAAGAAAAGTTGGCTATACCACCAGATGAAAGCGAATTGGCATTGCACCACCCCACGATGTCTGTATAATAAAACCCATGGCAAGGTTTGTACAATTTCCTTGCCTATACATGGGATATGTATGGTTCGTTTTGTCTAAGTTTGTAGTTGATGTAGTCCCTTACCCCGCCTTGTTCTCCTGCTTGGCGGGGTTTTTTTGTCTCAAATTATAGGCTATGCGGCCATATACTATATTACACCCCATAAAACGCATTTAAAGGGTGATTTCAGCGCGTTTAGGTGTACTGGCAGGGTCAACGTACAGGGTCAAACGATAGGCACAAAAAAAGGGACTCAAAGCCCCCATTTCCTGGAATTGCACTGGCAGGGTTTACCCCCATTGGTCTGCCATGGCATCGGCTATGCCCTGATAGGTGGTGCTTCTAATCTTCCATCGGTCTGCACTGGGTGGCAGGTAGTGGATTCTCTGCGCTTCCGCTTTTGGCAGGGTGTCGTAAATATGTTTGACGTTATCGGTATCGGTCAGGGGTGGCAGGTTATGCAACCATAGGCCGGTTTTTTTGCTTTCAGGGTGTCCAAACTGGTAGGGCTGAACATACTGGGTGGGCTTCACTGGTAGTACTCCTACGGGATTCTCAAATGCCACGCGTGGTGCGTGTTGTTTGGCATGGTCGTATAGGCTCAACGTCCACTCAATAGCTTCAGCTCTCATATGGTTTTTAGGTTTACCAGTGCCATAGTGTCGGTTGCCTGATACTGCCAGTGCGGTGCAGGGCGGGTGCATGATAATTAAATCCCAACCCTGAGCAATGATAGGCCAACAATCGCCCTTGTAATGGTAGGGACTCGAATCATCTGCCCCTAGCAGATCGCAGCTATAGGCATCGTGCCCACGTTTACGGAACGCCTCTCTCACTTTACCACTGTACTCACAAGCTATTAAAACTTTCATTTTTTCACCTCAATTTTTTGAACTGGCAGGGTTTAGATCCGCCAGACTATCCACATTAAACCGGCCAATATCGCATAGCTAACAGCGACCGCCAACATTACCCCAACAATTGAGGCCAATACGTTTTTAATCTTTTGCATTGTCTAATCCTTCCATAATGAGGCTGTAATATTGATTGAAACGGTCTTGAGTTTCTTCGGTGTAGGACTGATTGCCATCGCCATCATCATTCCATTCTGCGCCCCAACCGTCCATCTCTAACATTTTATCAGCCAAATCGCAGGCATATTCTACGTTATTGGTTATTAGTGTTTTATTTTCCATTGTTTATAATCCTATTGATAAAAAAGTGAATGTTACAGTGTAGAATAAAGCGGCACCCACAAAGGCGCCCGCTATTGTTACAGTCCAACCGATAACGCTTGCAAGTATATCGTTACGACGATCACGGCGGCGGTCTGCTAGTATCTGGTTGCGTAGTGCGCTATTCACTTCACACCTCTTACAGTTGGCCAACCGTTAACTGTCATTAGCTTGTCAAAGGTTGCGCTGGTTAGGTTGTAGACTATCGACCAATAACCGTATTCTTGCATCTGACCCCATAGCGCGCACTTTTCTTGTATATGATTATGGCCACGACCAGCCACGTTATATTCAGCCAATACTGGCCCATATACACTTGCTCTAAACTCTACGATTGCTTGCATAATTATTACCCTTTGTTTTATTTTGGTTAGTAAGTATTAAAAAGCCCACTAGTTGCAATGGGCTTTAAATTACCGGCTACACCATTGCGGCAAGTTTATTAATGTTAGACTGATTAAAAAAGAATCCATCCCTACTTTCATCTACGGCGCGCTCAATCTTGTTGGATCCTTTTCGTTTTAGTACACCCACGGCATTTGAATCATCTTTAAAACGCACGTCGGTATCGTCCATATTGATTAGCGGGATATCACCTAATTTTGAGGGGAGTTTATATTCGCCTTTAGTTTCAGCGGTGTTAACGGCCAATACGGTGCGATATCCGGCACTAATTGCGCGTGCTGTCATATGTAAGCTTTTGGCATTGTTAGCACTACCGGAAAAAGTAAGATCATAATTTGGGAGCTTATTTTTTAAGACGCGACTATAAACCTTTGTATAATCATAAAATTGAACGTTAGGCACACTGGCAATAATATCTGCAAAATCAATATCACTAGTACCATTTAAACGGATAGCCAAAGAATCACCGTGCTTTTTATGGTGCTTTATTATTTCACGCTGCAATTGTATTTTAAATTGTTCAGCATTTAACAGCATTAAAATGGTGCGTTTAACTTTCGCATTGTCGGCGGTCGTCATGCCTAATTGACCGCTAGATTCTAAACAGTCTTTCTTGCAGCCCATTAATTTTGCAGTAGGGCATAATGTTTTAACGGCAACTAGATCAGCGGGCTTAAGGTATAGGATACCAGTGGCAATTTTAAGCTTTTGGCCTTTTTCAATTTTTGTTGAACTATCAACATTAATTAACGGAGTGTTAACAGTGGTTAAATAACCCCAATTATCCAATGCCCATTTTTGAGCGGTGGTATTAAGTTTATTCCAATCTAGATTTCCGGTGCCTGTAAGTTTCATGATAATTACCTTTGTTTTAGTAAGTGATAGCTAAACGATATAGATAAAGTTTACAGAATGCAAATAATGTTTTGTTTTTTTAGTCTTTTAAAGTCTTACTTCATTATATAGGTTGAACAAATTGATCATTTTTTGTACAATCGGGTAGTTTAAAGGGAAATGGAAAGGGTAAAAGAATCAATCGGATAGAAATAAAGAATGAGGGGGAAATAGGTTTTATCACTATATAGCACCGAGAATCTCCCGAGATGGGATCATTGCGCCTAGCAAATGTATAAGCTGTTAGTATCCTGTACATATACAGTGGATAACTCCAAGTATTCTGTGGATAAAGGTGTGCATATCATGTGGATAAGGTTGTGCATAAGCTGTGGAAAAAGGTGTGGATAAGCTGTGGATAAGAGAGGCACCCCCCTCCCGAATGGTGCGTCCTGTGGTATATATATGTCTCTCGCAAAAAAAAATCACCAAATATAAGAAGTGAAATATGATTAAGATAGTAACAGATGAAGAAGTGCATGAAATGGATATTGAGTTAATTGAACTCTTTGCAGTCTATCTATTTGATAAAGATGTAGTTGGTATGACTGACTTAATCTATATTGTAGAAGATAGAATGGCTGATGATTATTTTAAAGATGAAAAATAAAACAACATTTACTTATGCAAAGGTTATGGTATCTATTCTATGAGACAAGCTATATGAGACCTCCAGGTGTACCGAACAAGAATAAGAAGTTCTTACTGGCCCGTCTACAGGATATGTATGGTGAGTCATTCCATCCCATTATGAAGATGGCTGAAGCTGCTAGTAAGCTGGACTACATTGCTGAAGAAGAAGGTGATGTTGCTGCCCTCAATGCTGCTGTAAACGCATGGGGTAAGGTTGCTGAATACACTGAGCCAAAGCTAAAGGCTGTAGAGATACGAGCTGATGAAGGTGCTGTAGTGGCTATCCAACGTAAACGCTTTGATGGTGGTACTGATGCCATAGAAGCTGAAGTAGTAGAAGTAGACCCTGTAGTAGAGGCTATAATCAATGCCGCTATAGATGATGAAGATGAGGATGGAGAGTAATGGCTAAAGGTAAGAGCATGGTTCACAAGCTGGACAAAGAGACACGCAAAGAACATTTCCGTAACTGGGATGCTAACGGTAACGGTGGTAAGGGTGATGGTAGCCGCACATCGACCCCTGAGACACGCGAGAAGTTCAAAAGTGGCTATGATGCAATCGACTGGAGCAAGAAATAGTGCCGACAATTGAATACTGCATGGGGCCACAAGGACAAGTCCTACAAGATTATGCTGACTGTCGCTCTCAGAACTCATTTATCATGGGGCCACTGGGTTCAGGCAAGACTGTCCAAACCATCCTCAAGCTATTCGACCTGATGACAGAGCAAGCTCCAGTGATGACCCCTGGACACAAGAACTATGGTGTCAGACTGTCCCGCATCATTGCTTGCCGAAACACCTACTCCGAATTGTTCTCCACAACCATTAAAGACTGGCTAGAAATCCATGAAGACCTTGGCCCATTCCGTCAGGGTAACAAAGAACCACCTACCCATTATATTAACTTCAGATTAGAAGATGGCACCTCAGTTAAGTCAGAGGTCATATTCATCGCTTTTGACCGCCCTGAGCACGTTAAGAAGGCTAGGGGTATCCAGTGTACATGGGTGTGGCTAAACGAGACGA